GCAGCTTTCATTCTTTCATGCTTTTCTCTTGCGATCTGCAATTTTACGCGTGCTAGGTTCTCACCCTCATTAAAGCCATATTTTCTTTTTAATCTAGATATTGAAATAGGATTAAGCTTATTACTGTTTGGTTCACCATACTTTTCTATATAATTGTTATATAATTGTTTACCAGGTATGTCAACACCTTTTGCTCTGGATACCTGCCAAACAATATCCATAACATCAGAACCGCCCATTACATGCTTATGAATAGCCGCTAATGCTTTATCTAAAATTGAAGCTTCTATTAGCTCAAACATTTCGCTTAGATCAAAAAAAGAATCAAGTTCAACTTCTTCGCTACGCACCTTAGCAGCAAGATCTTTATCCGCCTTACCCCAAGTACCTTTACCTTTAGTTGCAAATGAATTTACTCTTGCCATACCCCATTGAGCTGGTGTTGTACCTGGTCTATGCCCAGTTCTCCAAGCTGCTACTCCACGGTCATAAACTTTTTTTAAAACACCATAAGAAATACCAGTTTTTTCTGCTTTATTCTTGAGAGCTTCTTTACTGCTCTCTTCTAATTCTAAAAAATTTTCTACTGATTCCTGTAAATCTATCATTTCAGCAAGTAAATCTTCAGAGTTTTCTTCTAAATTCTTCTTAAAAAATTTAAAGCGCTTATCAAATTTTACTGAGCCATTTTTTTCGAGAGCCATATGGTATCTTTTACGTGGTTGAGTATCTCTTTCACACGCTTCTTCTAACTTTTCACCAAACATTTGATTAAATCTTTTTGTGTGAATAGAAGGTTTTGTTTTTGCTCTAGCATCTCCTGGCGCCGGTTTATAAGCCGCAGGATTATCGTCATCCATGCGCGCGCCTTTTTCAAAATGAGCTTTTCTTTTTGAAGAAGTTGATTTAGAAAGACCTGAGTAGTAATCTTCGAAAAACATCTCAAATTCTTCGTTTTTACTAGTTGGATTTAAAACATTGCGCAATCTTTCTTTTTCAGCAGTGCGAACTCCAGGAAGCTGCTTTTTTGCAATTCGTTCTATAGCAGCTGGAGATATTCTAGCTAATCTTTTATCTAAAGCTATCTTTTCTGGTGGTGACATATCCGAGTATGGCTTTTTTGAAAGTCTGTTTCTTATTATATCTCTAGCCTTGCGACGAGCTCTTACTTGTAGCTTTTCTTTTGAAGCCATTTTTCTTTTTGCTTTTTTCCTAGCAATTTTAAGACGAGACTTGAGTCTTCTCATTTGCATTCCGCGTCTTTTTCTTTGTTGAATACTTAACGGAGCCTCATCTAACGCTTCTTCTGTTACGAATTCTTCATTCATGCCAAGTCCCTTTCTTACCGCGTTATAAACTTCTTTAGCAGAAGACTTTAACTTCTTTGGAAGGCCACTAACAAATTCTTCAAATTTACCTTCAGCTGCTAGGTTTCTTAATTTAGATGCAGACATTCCAGAAATATCCTCCGCATCTGGATCTCTATCTCCGGCAGATATTACTTCTATATCATCAAAGTTGTATTCTTTACCATTGTATTTGTTTAGAAGAGTTTCAAATTCTTGAACGCGGTCAGATCCTACCACAAGTACAAGTATATCATATTGGTCGCTGAGTTCTTTTGCAACTTGGATTATAGTTTTGGATGGTGACCTTCTAATTACCTTTCCAAAAGCCTTGGAAGCAAAATTTATTTTATCATCATAAGAAAGTGGATTTTTCTTTTTGTCTTTGGTGTGAGAAAGATATATAGCAGAATCAGCTTTTCTTTTTAATGCTTCTGAAATTACTTTATTTACAAGTTTTTCATGCCCACTAGTTACAGGGTTCATTCTACCGAAGCTAATTACTATTGAGGTTCTTTTAGCTTCTTTGAGAGTGGGTTCTGTATTTATGAACTTTTTAGGATCAAATCTTCCTTTTTTACCTATTGTAGTATTCATCTTCTTTACAGGCTTTTTTTCATTTTTATTGGGCATTTATTACGCTCGCATTAGATGTTTAAATTGATTATAGTTATTTATAAAATGTCAGCTTCTTAAAAATATATTAGGCTGAGAAAGAAAAGCATTCTTGCAATATTCTCTTTCTGTATCATAATCATGAGGACATTTAGGATCTTTTATTCTTTTAGGATCAGTCCATGTTGGAGTTTCCTTCCAATCAAATCCGTATATAGATACACTTTTTGGATTGCAGCTTGTAATATAGTCTAATGCCATAAGTCCAGTAGTTGGATTGCTATGCTTTCCAGCTTCTTTTTTCAATTTCTTATAAAGATCATTTGGATAAAAATGATCAACCAACCCCAAATTAGATGGATTTCTTGACTGATGCCCCATATGCATCTTTTTAACATTCACTTTGTGAAAATATTTTTTGTATTCTGCGGTGTTCCAAAACATCCAAATATCTGTTCTTTTGCCATGGCTTTTTTCTGCATCCATTCTATCATATAACATAGCAGCTTTATTTAGTCTCACGACTACATCATGGGAATCTATTTCTTTGCCATATTCTTTTTCAAATAAGTACATGGCATTGCCTATAACAGCTACACTTTTTCCTTCAAACCATTGTTTCATCAATATACCCTAAAGTTTTTATTCTCTTTTAATATTATGTTTTTAATATAGAATTCTTCCATTTCAAAATTATGGTTGCATCTTATATCTAATCTATTTTTTATCTCAGTATCGAATTTTTCTTTTTCGGAAAAAGTTGGGGTAGTTTTAAAATCAAATCCGAATATGTTTACATTTGCTGGATTTAACATAGAAAGCCAATGAATAACTACAAACCCAGTAGATAAATCATACTCATTTGCTAAACTTTTATTGAATTTCAAATTCTTTATTGACTTGCTTAAATTTGATATTTTTGCATCTTTTAAATCTGTATTGATTCTGGTTTTCAGATTGTTATGGAAATTTAACGGGTAAATAATATCATTAGTATTTCGTGTAAGCGTGCACTTTTTAAAAAACATTTTTTTAATGCTATTATTATGGCAGAATTCTTTTTTTATTCTATCTATGTTTTCTTCTTTTTCTAAAACGTGTTTAACGAAAGCTTTTTTATTAGCAAAAGACCAAAAAGTTATTTTAGATCCATGAGTCTTTTCGTTTCCCTTATAAAAAATTGCTGGTTTGTTAAATCTAATCACGACGTCATGCGAGTCTATAAATTCTCCATAGCTTTGTGCAAACAAAGAACAAGAATTTCCTACCACTGCAATATTCTTTTTATTTACAAAACCAGCCAATTCCATGTTACTTCTTCTGATGCCACCAAACTTTATCTTCTTCTTCGTGGTAATCTTCGCCAAAATTTTCTTTAATAGCTTTGTTCACACCTTCCCAGAAAATGTCGTGTCCCATTACATATCCACCCTTTTTAACTTTGGGTGACCAATTTTTAATATCTGCATTGCATCCTTCATAAGAATGATCGGCATCGATGAATACGAAATCTAAGCTTTCATCTTCGATTAAATTAGCTGCTTCATCCGTTTTCATTCTTAATAGCACACCGCGGCCATTCATTTTCTCGCAAAACTTGGTTATATCGTCAAAATAAACTTCGTGACTCCAAGGATGTCCATTTTCACCTGGTGTCCATTGTTCTGGACCTGTATTATCTGGTTGTGGTGCATATAAATCTACGCCAGTTAAGTGCAAATTTGAAACTGATGTTAACAAATGCTTAAAGGTTCTGCCTTTCCAAACTCCAAGTTCGGCACCCTTTGTCCAGCCATACTGTTTACAAAATCTTTCTATTACTTTTTCTCTTCTTCCAGGCATGTTATCTCCAATGTTCTTTTATCCAAGTAGTATCTAATTCGTGTGGTTTTGGTTCACCGTGAAATACAGCGATTGAAGTAGAATTTTCATAATTCACTTTACTGTATTTATTCATATCCCATTTATAACTCATTAACCAATTATCAGGCCAAAAATTAAAGTCGGTAACTTTTTCTTGTATCCAATCTTGATCGCCATGCAATCTTTTCATAATATTAGTTCTATCTTTCATAAAGTCATCATAAATGAATTTGTGAGTTCCAGCGTTAAAACGGAAACAACTACTATTCATTCCATTTTTGTTATTTTTACTAAATCCGCGACTTATGCAAAAATTATCTGGCACATGATCAAAGAATTTATTTAAGTCATTAATTATTACGACATCAAGATCTATGAAGAGAATTGAACCTTTTAAATCATATTCTGGATTGAATAAGAAAGTTTTATACCACCATCCGTGTATATCATCATGAGTGTTTAGACTCATTGCTGAAATATTAGAGTCTAAACCTTCTTTATTATCTGTAATGCAAACAAATTCATAATCATAATTACAGTATCTTTGCGACATATAATAGAGTTTGTTGACATATTCCGAACTATATTTTGTACCGTATTTTATGCATACTATTGTTTTATTTTGCATATCACGCCATGTTTTTCTAATTTATTTACGAACTCTAAATTCAGTCGTTTAAATTCATTTAAATAAGCTTGCGGATTATCTAATTTAAAGAATTTCTTATCATTATTTGAAACTAAGTCAGTTAATGAATATCTTCCTCTATTATTGTATAGCTGTTTTACTGGCAATTCAAGATCAAAAAGTCTCATAACACTGATAAATTTAGAAGAATAACCAAAAGGAGATACTTCTCTGCCAGAAAGTAATGACCAATAAATGCCATGATAAGAGTTTGTTATAACTCTATCACATTGCTCCCATTTTTCCATAAATTCATTATAAGAAACTGCGTTAGTCATTATTAACAAATTGTCTGTTTCTTGCATATTTATTTTTGAACTTACGGCGTTATTCGCATTTGTAAATATAAGCGTTTTTGAATTTTTAGGAGCTTGCAATAGATTGTCATTAAAGCAACTTACGCAAGGAACAAATCTACTTTTATCTTTTAGCAAATCTCTATCTCTACCAGACCATTCTAAAAATTTAAACGGAGTAATATCTGTAAATCTTTGCATATTATCTTTATGCGATTCACCTGCTGCCCATAAAATTGTTTTTTGTGCATCTGTATCTGAACCATATTTTTTTATGTTCCAAACACCGCCACCGATAATTCTTAAATCTTTTTCTGATGATATATCAAAATACACATCTGGAGTACATAATGAATCACCTATATTAAAAAGATTTTTTAGGTCTTTCTTTAAATATCTCATTCTAATTTTCCTATAAAAACAAAGAGGTGAGAATCAATCCCACCTCTTATTTATAGAAAAATTAAATTTTATTATTTTTTCATGAGTGCTATTAGGTTTTGCCTAACTTGTTCTCGCTGTTCTTGAGTCAATTTATCGCCATGTTCGGATAAAATTCTGCTATAGGCTGATGCTTCCATTGATTTTTGAAAAGCTAGTGCGAAAGATTTTAATTTGCTCGATACTGAGCGCAGGATGTTTAATACTGTATTTGAAACAGATTCTGAGTGCGTGAGTATGTAGTTCATTGGTATGTTATTCCCTGTAAATAATTTCTGTTATATATTTGAAATGGTGCTTCTCCACGTGAAAGCGATTTTTGTCTGCGCTCTAAGTCTTCTAAACTTGTGCTTCTTGACAAATATTTTTCATCTTGAGAAAGTAAAGATGAAGGCTTGAGAAGTTTTAGTAATTTCAGCATTTAATGTCACGCGAAGTTTCGTGCGCTATTGAAATTATCATAGAACGATTAAATCCAAGATCAGATAATTCTCTATCTGATAGTTTAGACAACTCATTGATTGTTCTGTTAAAAATTGCGCGTCTTTTAAGCGCTTCTCTAATATATTTAAACACTGGATTCTCCTAATTTTGTGTATGTGTCGATCTATTTATTAGATAATACCACAAAATTAGGCAAATAGCGGTTACTAATTAGGTATAGCCGCTATTCGGCTATGTTATAGCTGAATTTGATTTACACTTACATCTATAGCGGGTGTTGCAGGTCCTACTAAACCTGGTGCTGTTTCTGCTGAAACATAATCCAAAGATACACGCGTGTTACTGACTGCTACCACAACTTCTACATAGTTACCGGCTTCTAAACTAAACGTTCTTGCTATGGCTACTGTAAGTCCATCGACTTCACCGTCTATACCTGTTCTGCGCATAGTATTAGGCACATCCGTGCCGTTTATGCGGAACCATATATAGATTGTATCTTCATCAGAAGGTCCGCCCGTAGTTAAGAAGTTTAAGTTTGCTTGAACATTATACAACCCGCTCTGATCTGCAATTAATTGACTAGTCGTAGCACCTATAACTACACCATTGCTAATTTCTGTGTTTGTTAATGGTATGGCATAGCCCGTATTCGTAGCAGTAAACGTATAGTCACTTAATCTGGTAAACACGCCATAGTTCATTTTTTGTTCTATCGTAGGACGTACGAATAGTTCACCCTCGGTAGCATCTACCCTAAGAACCGCCGCAACTGGTACTACGTTATTTGGCGCTGTTGGTTTTACTTTTGTTAAACCGCCTGCTACGGTTGTATGCGCATATAGTATATCACCTACAATCCAAGTTTCAGTAACAGGTGTGCCTGTAGTATTAATTCCTCGTATCTTGCCCCATACGCACACCCTACCTTCTTCATCATCGGAGAATGTTTGTGTAGCAATACCTAATCCATATAGACTTGGGAATTCGCCATCCGCCTGAAATGGTGCTATTAACAGTCTTGCTTCTCCATCTGGTTGCGCAGCACCTGCAAATCTAACACAGGTTCCATCTGCAATCTCTGAACCGGTTTCATTTCTTGCATAAGCGTAAAGTTCCTGTCCAATTTGTTGAACAACACCATCTGTATGATGTAGATTAAGTGTTCCGTCAGAAGCACTCCAGCAAAGAATACCTTCTTCACTATGATCGTCTACATGAGATGTGTCAAATGATAAAGAAGTAATTGGCCCAATATCAGTATTAGGTAAGTTAATAACTGATATGACATTATTTGAAACCTCTATGGTGGTATCATCACCGCTAATTGTAAAGCTTCCACCTAATGAAATACTATCGCCATTAATAGTAATGCTGCTATTGACTAACTTATCGTTAGCAATACTGCCAGCTAACATCGTGTTTGTGACTGCGCCTGTATCTGTGGTATAAACACCGTTGGTTACCGTATCAGCGTTACCAGTCAAGTCACCAACAAATCCTACATCACTGATTACACCATTCGCGGTAAATTCTGCCGCAGTAATTGCGTTGCCAAATGCGGTTGTGCCATTAGCTGTTACATCAATTGTAATCTTACCGCCCTGGTTATTTGGGCCTTGATCTTCTGTTGCAATCCAGTTGATTTTTGCTGGCCCAAATGTTTCAAAGTCTGTGCCAGTGCTGGCTTGTCCAGCAAGACGGAATATCGTTTCTCCGCTCTTTACATTTTCTAATGCTTCAATTGTACCGTTGTATCTACGACCTACAATGATAGGATAGTTGTTGATAGCGTCGTGATAGACTCTATTGACACTGTCGGTGTTGCCTGTGGTGTGTAGAATAACACCAGTTTGGTTTGTTGCGTGGCGAAATCCACTATCATTACCTACTATCTCAAATGCACCAGTTAAGGTATCTGCCGCGGGCACCAACATACGAACTTGCCCATCACCCAATACGCGGAAGATTGGCTCAAAAGTTTCAATCGCATCAGTTACATCACTGTTTGTAGCAAATACATTAAACTCACCTACTACATTAACGGCGCCTGAACCATTTGAGGCAATGACGATATCTTCGTCTTCATTAACACTGCCAAGTAGAGCATATGCGGTATTGCTACTATATGTCCCTACCAATCCTGTAAAATCGCCAAATGTAAAAGGTACACCTGTCGCGTCAATATATAGAGTGCCATCAGGATCAATTGCAACACCCGGTCCTGATTTGATACCGCCTACGCGAGTCGAAGTTCCTGGGTTTAATCTAAATGTATCTGTTTCATCAAGGTAGAAACTGTCTCCAGCGTTCAATCCTAATGTTCCATCAACACCAATCGTAAATCCTGGGCCTGGTATGATACCGCCGAGCTCACTTTCGGTTGCTGGATTTATGAAGTCAAAATAGAACTTTCTGGTGATTGGATTATAAGTTAGAAACTTATTTGTTCCAGTCGATGAAGTAACCACATCATCTAATCCACGAAGATTTACTTCACCGCCACCACCGATAGTTGCCATCTGTTGTTGAATGCGCTGTAAGAATAATCCATAGTGTTCATTCATTTCTTTTTTGGTTACAAAGTCAGTATTTTTTAAAGGATCATTCCATCTCTGAGCTTCAATATTTTTTGGTTCTGCTGGTATGCTGTTACTCTGATTACTTACATTAACTAACCGGTCATGTTCTGATTTAATATCTTCTTTAAGAGCTTTCGGCCTTGAAAGATATTTGGAAACTTCTATAGCAGTATTGGTTTTTTCTTCTGGTTGTTTATTAACAGTTTCTACTGTTTCTACTATAGGTTTCTGAGATATTTCTTTAGACTTTTTTACCTGCTCAGCCATCATTTGGGCAAATTCTTTAAGTGGATCATTTTTCATGCGCGCGATTCCTAATTAATATTAACGATCATTAGGTTTTAATAGTTGCAATCTTCGCTGCAAAACCTGTTGACATTGGTTTAAAGTTTTTTCTTCTACTTCATTTGTGCCATACCACACATTTTTTGTATTAGTATATTTATTCAACTCAGTAGACTTTCTTTTGTAACGCAAAAATAATTTATTCATAATAGAAAGTAGTATTTTATTTTCTAAAGTTACTAGCCATTTTCTTATTTTCATCATATAGAAAGTCACCCTTTATCATAATTTATATAACCTTTGCAAGAGAATCTGGTACGGGGTATCCCTTATTTTGAATACCTTCTGCAGTCATGTCCAATATTTCTTTTCTATACTTTGAATGTGGAAATGACTTAGATAAAACTGCTTTAAGAGCTTGTTCAAATGTCAGCATGTCTTTTGCCTTATATTTATCACCGTATAGGAATGCTACAATATCATCAGGGTTACTTGATATTAGTTCTTTTTCTATTGCTCTAGGTGTTTTTGTAACTTTTCCAGTTTTTGCGCTCAGTACTGTTTGGCTACCTTTATGTAAACCAGATTTTAGATCAAACCAAAAACGTTTCCATTCTATAGGTTTCTTTGTTTCATCATCTATTTTTGAAACATCAAAGCCAGCATATTTTGCTACTGCTATATTTAATTCGTTTCTGTACAATCCTTTAAGATTCGACTCGAGATATGAAGGAGAAAAGTAAGCCCATTTAGCATAGTCTACTGAGTCTACTACCATAAGATCTAATTGAACTTTTTCATCATCTTGCTTTCCATCTGCGTTTACAATTGGATAGCCTAAGGAAATAATTCCCAGATTTCTCATATCTCTATAATCGTAACCAAGCTTTTTAATCGCGGCTACTATGTAATCCATTAATTCATTCAAAGAATTTAGATTATTGTTTTTCAATAGAGAAGGAGCTGAAATAGCTAAATCCATATCACCAGATTTTTGGCCCGGGGCTTTTTTACCAGTAGAACCTAATGAAGCCATATCAGATTTAGAAATCTTTAATACTTTAGATAGTTCTGCTTCAGCTTTATTTAAGGTTGCAATGGAGTTTTCTTGGTTGATAGCAACAACACCCTTAACAGCATTCCCGCCTTCATTTAAACTCATAAATTTTCTAAACGTTATCATAAGCTTTTGAAACTCCCTGCTTTAAACGTGTCTGTAACAATTTTTAGTAAAGATCCGTCGTTCATCTTGATTACAATTCCTTCAAAATCTGGACCCAAAGATCCGGTTTTTATATGAGTAAGAATCTTATTAGAAATTTGTTTCTGATATTCAAGAATTTCAGCTTTAACTATTTCTTTGAGTTCTTTATCTACCTTCTTTCTTGAGACAAGTAAAGCCTCAAGATTATCGTATTTCTTTGTTATGTTCTTATCAAACAATTTCAATTCCATCTTTATATCAATATCACGATCTAATTTTATAGAAGGCTTTACAATTTTTCTTGTGTCATTCGATATTGAGTATAATTCTTTGATAATCTTATTTTGATCTGGATGCATATTGCCATCATCATCTTTTACTTCAAATGGCACAAAAGTCATTAGCTTACCTAATTTCTTTTTGTCGTAAGATATTCTTATGAATTTTATCTTGTCTACTTCGTCAATTCCCATTGGCATATACAAGATTTCACCAATAACTTTTATTCCATTTTTATTATATTTAGATAATATTGCCTGAAACTGTTTATCATCTTTAAACTTTTTGAGTATCGCATCAAAGTTTTTACCTACAGCACCACTATATCCTTTTGATACATCTCTAGCATAAAAGCCTCCAACATCAAATGTAGAAGGTGAAGTTGAAGATTCAATAAAGGATTTTCCAGATTTATCTTGTCCTATTCTAAGAGCGGATCCATCTATTTTTTCTGTTATTGATATTGTTTCTTTTGATAGAATACCACCAAATTCATCATCAAGTTTTTTAGCAAGTTCAAGAAACTTGAGCGGTTTCATTTTATCTATGTGATCAATAAAAACCTTACTGGTTTTAGTCTGTTCAGCTATGAATGATTTGAAATTTAGCATTTTTAAACTTTCTTTACCGAACCATCGTGCTTTACATGGTAGGCTTCAAATGATACGTTTGGATACTTTTTTCTGAGTGCTTTAAACATAGTTAAGTTTGGCATCGCATCATCAAAGAAACGAATACGTTCATATTTGCCGCCTCTTAAGTATTTGTGAAATATGAAACGTTTATTTTTTGCGCTCGATCCCAAGTTTAAAGCTCCAGCTCTTTCTACATATACATTATCAATATCTATTCCATATCTACGGAAAGTGTCAAGGAATTTTTTCTTATCATCAAAATTACCACGCGCAGTTACGATAATTACTTTTGAACCGGACTTGGTAGCATTTGCAATAATAGCTTTTGCTTTCTGTATCATCTTCATTATAGGGATTGAAGTATTCTGAAAAACTTCAGCGCTTCTAAATTCACCATAATCATAGCTCTCGCCTGGCTTCAACTTATAAGTGTTGTATTCTTGGTTATCAATAGAACGAACAAGTTTGCCATCTTTCATAATTTTTACCATAGCCTTTGTTTGAAACAAGGTTTCGTCTATGTCAAAGACCGTAAGACCCTTGCCACGAGTTTGTTCAGTTATAAATGATTTGAAATTTAGCACTTTAAAACTTTCTTTTCAGTGTTTAATTTTATAGTCACATATAATATGTGTTGGATGTATCCCACCTGATTTATTCCTTATATTAACTTTAAATTCAAATTTTGGTGTAGATATTCTCACATCTATTCTTTTTGAACTACCACTGATTGGATAATCTGTGATAACTTTTAATGGGGTTACATAATTATAAACATCAGACGAAGATATAAAATATTCAGATATATTGTCAGTGTTTGCCTTTTCAGCATGAATTAAATAATATCCATATCCTAATCCAGATGCAAGAAATTCTTTAAGTTTTGCTTTATTTACTTTATTAGTAACATCCACTGATTTTTTTACTGCTCTCTTTTTTGTGGCAGATGGTTTATACGACTTAAAAACCTCTATAAAAGATTCTTGGTCCAATCCTAACATTTCCAACAATTCCAGTCCATTTTTATTTCTTATCAGGCCGCTATTTATTTCTTCCTTTGGGAGAATTTTAGCTATGCCAGAATTGAATAATGAAACGGTCGGGCCCATTTTTAAAGATAAATACATATTTCCTTTGTCAGTTTTTACAGTTAAATCGGTAACTACGCTTCCTATATCTGAAACTCCAGCGTTTGGAGTTCCTCCAATATAGATTTTTCCTTGCTCAAATATTAATGGTCTTGGTTTGTTTAAACCGCCTTCGTCTATAATTTCTATATCTTTTTTATCTTTTAAATATTTCTTTATGAAACGTTTCATAAAGGTGGGATACTTATAATCTTCTTCATACGATCTAGTCATTATATACAAACCTAAATCTTTAGAAAGATATTTTTCGAAAGCTATACCTTTATTTCCTCCACCCTGATTACCTCTAGAACCATTACCGATTGTTAGTGTTAATCCAGTTTCTTTAGCTAATTTTTTTATATCTATATCATATTGTAATTTTCTTGATATTTTTACAATATTTGGTTTTGTAAAATCTATAGCTATAGGATCAAGCATTTCATTTTCAGTATCTGTCTGTATCATTTTATATAGCAATGCTACTTTATTTTTTGTTGTAAGCGTGCTATTTAAAATATCTTCTTCGGATTTTGGAATAAAAGAATACATTTCTTGTAAATGTCCTTTAAAGGATTTCATTATCAGACCTTTTATTTTTATTTATATAGATCGCGTTTTTCCATTTCATAGCAACAAATTCTGGGGTCCATCCATTAAACCCAGCCCCCAAGTTGAGTTTTCTGCACATATCCCTTGCACTTTTTTCTTTTGTGTTCAATTCAATAGTAGTGTCTGTTTCTTTTTCTAAAATATCGTATTGGCCGTCATTCAATTTTACTGCGTAGCTCATTGTATATCTCCCATGTCAAAGCTTTTCTTCTTTTTAGAAAATTTGGACTCACTGTCCCATTGTTCACCAAAACCTGTTTTGTCAAATGCTGGTTTATCGCCATTAGTTTTTGCTTCGGATTGAATTCCAGACTGAGCAACTTCTTCTAGGTTGAAGAGTTTCATTTTTGCTCTTTCAATGCCGACAACAAATCTTCGATAATATGACAAATCACCCCAACGATTTTTAAGCTGCTTGATCATAAGTTGACCTAAAGACTCCAATTCTTCAGATGTAATCAAAGCAAAAATAGCATCAGCGGTGTGTGTAATACCCATAGATTCTGAAGTATTTGTTAGATCAACATCAGTGTTATCATATCCAGCACGGTTAAACTGCGATGAAGTAATAACAGCGCAATCAAATTCCATAGCCAAGCCACGAATTTCTTCTGCAATAGATTTTACTAGAGTATACGAATTAGCTGCGGCAGCACCTTTAACACGCGAAGATGCACAAATATTAAGATAATCGATGCATATAACATCTGGTTTAAAGTTCTTTTTCATACGCAATTCATTTAGCATATGACGGAAATGCCCAGCATGCGCAGAACCAGTTGGGTATTCTTTTACGATGAGCTTACCTGTAGTTTTTCCTTTAATGCGCTCAAGTTTCTTTTCATACACATCTTTTGGCATTCGGCTGAGTTCATCGAGTGTAACATCAAGAATATTTGCATCAATTCGTTCTGCAATTTTTTCTTCTGCCATTTCCATTGTAATGTAAAGAACATTATTACCATAGAGAAGATTTTGAGCAGCAACGTGACATTTGACAAGAGATTTACCACCGCCGGTAGTGGCAAGCAAAACAGTCATAGATTTTCTTGGAAGCCCACCTTTTGTGATCTTATTGAGCAGTTCAATGTCGAATGGCAGACGTTCTTCTTTGCGATGGTAATATTCATAACGAGAATCAAAATCTTCAAGAAAGTCGTGACCGATATGCGTATCAAAGTTGATACCTAACGAATCAGATAAAAGTTGTGGAATTGCGCCTTTGTCGTATTCTTTATCTTGACCATCAAGAATGAGAATTGCTTTTCGAATTGAGTTGTAAAGATCTTTGTCTTGGCAAAACTTTTCAGTTTCCGATACTAACCATTCTTGATTTGTTTTTTCATCTACAGCAAACTGATCAATCAGTTCATTAATGTCTTTAAAGCTCTGTTCATTAAGATCAGTTCTCTTATCAATAGAAATTTTAAGAGCTTCAATAGATGGTGGCTCTTTATATTGGTTAACGTATTCTGCATATGTTGTAAAGACACTTTTATAGCTGTGTTCTTCAAAATACTCGTCTTTGATATACGGAAAGACTTTTCTTGAGTATTCTTCATTATAAATTAGATTAGATAATATGGTTTTTTCTATCATTCACGCCTCTTAACTCCAAATATTAAGATGACTCTAATCTATTTTAAATTAGAGTCATCCATTAAAGTATCATTATATTATATTTCCGGCAAATATAGCCTTTAAAGTATTATATTATATTATATTATACTTCATCACCATTGTCAACATCATAATCATCAGCAACTTCTAAGAAGTCTTCATCTGCCACATCTTTTTGACCGCCGGTACCAGGCGCGAGTTTAAACTTCTGTTCTATAAATTCCTTGAAGTCTTTATGCTTTGTCAGCCTTTCGAAGTATTCATCGTTACTTTGCAGATCTTTTGCTCTGTAACTTTTTTCAGAAATTTCACCTGTATCTGGATCGACAGTTTGGAACCAACCAACTTTTGGCTTGATAACAAAACCAGCTTCTTGAGCAAAATCAAACAGTGAAGACCATTTCTGAATACCACCTTCGTAGTAAACTGTAAAAGGAAGCTTTGCTTTTTCTCTTACATAACGAGACTTTTCAATGTTAATTGTGAATTTGAAGCCCGCAAGTTCAGTACCAGTTTTCTCTTGAGCCTTGGTAATGATAAAGATCTGATTCGCGGAGTAATATATTCCTGTACCACCAGACACGATATTCTTGGGGAACATACCGATCTCTTGATAGATGTGGTTAATGGCCAAACAAGGAACTTGTCTTGTAGTAAGGTGAGGAGTAATAATACGAAACAGAGATTTCAAGCTTTTTGCGCGAGACATATCTGCAACGGACTTTTCGTTTTCAGCATCTTCTACTTCTTTCTTAGAAGCAAGGTTGCCGATGGAGTCAATCATAATAAAGACTTTGTCTTTCTTTTCAATTTCTCCAAGGCGCTGAACAATATCAAACTTCAATTGTTCTACGTTTTCGATAGGAATGTGGATAACTCTATCGATGTCAATATCAAAACTCTGAATATAGTCTGGTGTAATGCCAAATTCAGAGTCGTATAAAATAGCAACGCTATCTTTGTATTTGTCAAGATACGCTTTCATGCAATATAGCGAAAGCATTGTTTTGAAGCTTTTAGAAGCACCAGCAACTACAGTAAGTCCTGGTAACAATCCACCGTCCAGTGATCCACTGAATGCAATATTCAAAATAGGTAAATCAGTTGGAATAACTTCTTTTACATTAAAAAATGAAGATTTTGAAAGAACTGAAGCTGATTTAATGTTACCAGACTTTAGCATCTTGTCTAATAGACTCATATTAGTCTCCTTGTGCTATAGATTTTAACTTTTCTTTATATATTTGTATTCGTTCGACCCGATTAGGCCAATTTATTGTAGACTTTTCTGGATTCTTGCATAGATTGTCCAAAAAAGGAACTATAGACTTGTAAATTGAATCGAGTCTATTTTCAAGATCTTCAATTTTT